TGCTCAGGAGTCTCGTGGGCTCGGAGATGTGTATAAGAGACAGCACCTTCCCCACGGAGTACGTCCCGGAGCTGGCCGGCAAGGACGCGGTGTTCCATATCAAGGTCCACCAGATCACCCGGCGGGCCATGCCGGAGTGGGACGATGATTTCGCCCGCCGGCAGGGCTTTGACGATGTCTCTGCCCTGCGCCGGGCCGTCATGGAGACGGCGGTGCAGAAAAAGCAGGCCCAGGCCGCCGAGCAGTTCGCCAATGACCTGATTCACCAGGTGACGGAGGCCATGACCGTTACCATTCCCGCCGCCATGGTGGAGAACCAGCTGGACGGGCTGATCAACGAGCTGCGCGGCCACCTGCAGGCCCAGGGCGTGTCCCTGGAGCAGTATCTGGAGATGGGGAACACCACGATGGAGCAGCTGCGTGACCACGCCCGCGAGCAGGCCGCCGCGGCGGCGCGCTATGAGCTGGCCATGACCGAGATCGCCCGCCGCGAGGGAATCGACATTTCCGAGGCGGACGTGGACGCCAAGTACGCCGAGCTGTCCAGGCAGTACGGCCTGTCCGTGGAGCTGCTGCGCCAGCAGCTGCCGCCCCTGCGCCTGCGCCACGACCTGAAGCTGGCCGCCGCCCAGGCGGTGGTGGTGGACTCCGCCAAACGCAAATGACCGTCCCGCGGGCAGCAGCCTGCCCGCGTACCGATCAATGAAGAGCAAGGGAAGGCCCGTACGGGCCTTCCCTTTTTGTATATCGAAAACCACTCGCCCAGTGAGTGGTTTTCAGGATACAAAGGGCGGCGGACAGATACTGCCCGCCGCCAGATCGCTTTGTCGCTTATATGCCCTACCAGGGATAGAAGTAGATCACCGTGTCCGGCTCCAACTGAATGGGCAGATAGGAGCCGTGCTGCCCCTTGTCAACGGACAGATAGGTGTAGTCCTCGAAGGCCATGGGAACCTGCACGATGAAGCCGTCGTGGATGATCCGCTCCGTCTCGCCGGGCGTGTATCTTTTGCCGCCGGTGCGGGTCATATCCAGCATCAGTACGCCGGAGTATTCCCCGTTGGCGGTCAGCCCCCAGTCACCTGTATAGACCTCCTCCGGTGTGACGAAGTCACTTTCGTACCACCAGGTGAAGGTCGCCGCGCCCCAATAGTCCTCCTGACTGCTGTTGGCGTGCAGCTCCAGAGTGGCCAGAGCGGGCTTGTCCGTATTTCCCTGCCACGCCCATATCTCCTGCGTCAGCTGGGAGCCGGAGGGACACGTCCAGCCGATGTCGCTGCCAAAGCCGTCGTTCCCCTCCTGCGAGTAAAAGGTGAAGTCGTAGCATAAAGAGAACTTTCCCGCAACAGCATGCGATAGTCGCCGTCCAGCCCGCTGTGCTTAGTAATTCTGACCGCGAAAAATGTCATAAGGTCTTTTTGAAGATTTTTTTGAGGAAGAAACGGAGCAGGCGTAAACCTGCTCCGAGGATAAGGGTATTCAATCGAAGTATTTATTAAAAACTTGATTTACGGTTTCGACATAAACATTAAACGACGGATGATTATAATCTTGGCGGCAGAGATACAGGTTTTTCTTTTCACGATATTCATCAATTACTTCGTTCCAAAGATGTTTGCCTTTGATGTCTGTAACTTTATCAAGCAAATCCTTTGAATCGGGCACTAAATTCCAGTAATACCTGTCCCAAGCGGTAAAACCGGTTTTCTCATGAATCAATCTATGCCAACCATTACGATCGTTGAATACTATGGCGAGATCAATGCTGAATTCGGTGTGGTTGCCTTTGGTAAAATGCCGCTTTTCTGTTGTCAATACAGAAGTTGAGTCCATGCAGTCACTCCATCCGTTTTTATTGAGAATTACATTGAACTGCTTGCGGATATATTCCTTGATTTCTCTACCGCTGTTGATTTCAGAATGAATTATCATCAAATTATAATCGAGATCAATCGGTTCATTGGAATTTTGCGTGATAAGATTTTTTGCACCGCTGCCGACAAGGTGAGCTTTGACTTCCATAAGGGAATCGTTGTTAATGAGCTGAACAAGCTGGTTGATGATATTGGAGCATAAGTATTTCATGTCTTTAAGAAATACCTTATCTTCAATATAGTGATACATAATAACAATCTCCTCTTCGCCCATGCCACCCATTCAGCGTTTCTCGCTAAATCATCATAGTATACTCACGAATGATACCCGTGTCAATACTTTCAGGTAAAAAAGAAGTGGATGTAACTGAAATCAGTTACATCCACTCAAGATGTCATGCGTGACCAATTTAGATACACGCTGGAAATAGGAAAAATCGAGAGCTGAAGCGGCTTTGGGCTGTTTCAGCCATATTTTTTTGCTTTCAATTTCCCATGATAGCGGAGAATTGGGTATTTTTAAGAGTGACCGAAATAGATACAGCCTCGCATCTCCAATTTCCGTCTTTGCGCTTATTTCCGCTTGCTGTGTTTTTGAGAATTATTTTCCCGCTCTTTCAGCCATGCCTCAAATGCTTGAACATTTTCTTCGTGCGTATAGAACTCTCGAATGACGGGGAGCAGTGATGCAGCCAGCCCTTTGATTGCCCACAAATCAGGTTCGACTTTATCGAGGTTGTAATCTTCCACATCTATGACTGTGCCATCCTTGTCAAGATGGATGACGCTGACGGGTATTCTGTTAAACTTCTCATCCATCTTTTCTCGGCTCCTCAGAGGTGGAATCTATCCGGATTTGTAATCGGCGCTTCTTAGGTCGTCAGGCACTTCATCCGGAAAGTTCTCGGCAAACCAGCGGAATGGTATTAGAACCATATCCGGCAGACCGTTTTCTGTTATTACGAATCCGATGTCTTCGTTGTCAATGCGTTCCAGGATTTCATCCAGTTTTTCGACGAGCAGGGTTTGCTCGATGCGTTCCATTTCGGATAGTGGCGGCAGTCTTTTCATTTTGACATCCCCTTATTCCTGCTGTGATGTGCTTTCTCCCGAAGATACAGGGACAGGCTTCAGCGTACCGGTTATGTAATCATACAGAGCTTCGGGGTCTTTGAGACAATACTTCATGGTGCAATCTGCTTCCCATACCGTATAGTCATCGGTTGCTTCATACAGCCACCAATCGATGTAGTCGTATTGGTCATTGACCGCCTCTTTCAAAACATCTCTAAGAGCCATGAGATACTTGTTTTCGGCACCGAATACAAAGTGACCATCGCCAACCAGATTGAGCGCTTTGCTGAACTGTTCGTCAATTGACTCTTGCTCCTTTATCATCTGGAGCGCCTTGCAGAAACCTTCTTTACTTAGCATTGGTGCTATTCCTCTCTTGAACTTCCTGTTCCTCTTTCCACCTTTTGAGAAGTTTAATCGCATGATCCTGTGTCTTTGGGTCGGCACAGTATTTGAAGAACTGCACCGCGGCTTCTTCCGGCGTGAGGCCATAAGACTTTAGCACCTCGGTTACCTGCGCCAGCAGTTCTGCATCGATTTCAATGGTAATCGTTACTTTGCCATCATCCATAATGCTGTTCCTCCGATTCTTTAAGATTGTCGTATTGAGGTTCCTCGGAGTAAAAGACCTGCATATCATCCAATCGGAGACACGACAGTCTTCCAAGTGCTCCTGACCAAGGGTCACCCTTTTCAGGGAGCATACAGCCGCAGTCGATTCCGATCCAGCTCTTTGCATCCCATATTGCCATTGGGTTATCATACTGGAAACGGATAGTTGGCGTGTGTCCGAAGATGACTGTACAGTCCTCCAGAACAGGGAAACTGTCAAATCGCATCCAGACGGCAAAGTCTCGCTCACACTCATATTTACGACCGTAGGTCTCATACAGCTCGGCAGGAGCCGCGTGGGTCAGAATGAATTGCCTGCCATTCACCGTGATTTCCATGTTTACAGGCAGCTTCTCCAAATACTCGAATATCTCCTGACGAACGGTTTTCTTTATGTGCTTCAGATAATTATGTGTTATCTCGCCTCCATTTCTATACCACAGAGACTGCTTGCGCTCATAGTAGTATTCAGGCCACTCCTCATCCTCCGGGGGTGGATAGTAGAGAGCATTCATCATCATTAATTCGTGGTTACCCAGAAGCATTTTGGCATTTGACATCGCCATGATCTGACGAAGGATTTTGATACCGTCAGGGTTTCTATCTATCACATCTCCAAGGACATAGAGGGTGTCCTCGGGCTGTAGGTTGATTTGCTTCATGACGGAATCAAAGCGTCGCTTTTGTCCATGAATATCGGACATTACATAAATCATGGTGTTCCACCTCCTTTTCTGTAACACGAACAATTACCATATTTCAGAGCGAATAGCTATCAAAAAATCACAACTCACAGATAATGATCCTGATTGGCATTTCCGATGACCTATCAGTCACGAAGTACGGGATGGTCTGTCGAAAAATCTGGATTTGGTCTTGAATCCTGACAAGCAGCCCTTTGAGTAAACCCTTTGAAATGTATCCATCGTTTTCATTCTCAACAGGCTTTTGAAGTAGCATCTCCAAGTCAGAGAGGTTGCCCCAAATGAAAAAATCCCATGAGTCGAATGTACTGCGTTCGAATGCTGGATTTTCTGCGCAGATGATATCCTGAGTTTCTGCTGCCAGGTCAGAAAAGCAGATTCTCTCTTTACTAAGAGCCAGCTCATCATGTGCGCTGGAGAAGATATCTCGTTCGGGCGCAGTATACAGATAGCGGTGTCTGAGTTCTCCATTTGCGTGTCGATGCCACTGATCGATGTTGAACCATTGACCATTGGAGAATAGCTCTACTGTGTAGCCGAGCCATTTACTCATGTGGTGCGCCTCCTATCGCCAAGTGCTTTGCCGTACCTCTAAAGGAGAAGTAATCACCTCCCCCACGGGAGTCCGAAATCCGTGCGCTTGATTTTGCACCAAGGCTGTCCATCTTTCCAGAAGACGATCCCCTCAATCACATGGGTTTCCAGATAAGTGCGGATGCCTTCAAAGCTCCGATCCAATACAACAATATCCTTACCGTGGGGCTTGAGTACATCGGCATCGAGGTTGTATGGGTTCGCTCTGAAATGTGGGCCGATGGCCTCATATGTTCCATCCGGTACAACTCCCATTCTGTCATACGCATCCCAGAACCATTTATCGCCGGTTGCAGTTCGGTCACAAGGTACCCAACAAGGTAGGTGGCCAGTGACAGGGTCTGCGTCCTCCTGACACTTGATTGCGTTAGATGGAATGGGCTTTCCATGTTTTGCATCGTATCTTTTGTAGAAAACACCATTGATGACCGCACAGCAGGCACCGTCCCATTTGATGGTAGCTACGCCGTCGCCGGCCATGACCCAAGCAAGGTCAGGGCTGATATTTGGCAGTATCCGGACAATTCGATGGTTTTCAAATTCTCGTTCAAAGAGAGTGGGTATCTTTTTCATTTAGGCTCCTTTTCGATGTTACTTCACTGCTTCTATCGAGCCATTCCTCAATGGAAATAAATCTCTCGGCATGACTGATTTTGCCAGCACAAGTGTCACAGTAGGGACTGATCCAGCCAATAGAAACCTTTGTTGCAGGGTTCCCACATCTGATGCAAGTTCTCGCAGATAGGTGCTCATATTTGGGGATGATGTCACGAAGCATCCGCTCTGTACCGCCAAAGTCATACCAACAGAGCGTTCCATATTTCTCCTTGATCTGGGTAATGCGGTATTGGCCGAGATATTCGGCACGTACCAATTCCTCACGGATATCTTCACACATTTGCTCCCCAAAAGCCTTTCGCCAGCCGTCAGGCATGGAATCCAATTCCGTATAGGAATAGTCGTAATCTTCTGGAACTTTTCCCGTCCAGCGGTTACGAGGTATTAGAAACGGAAATCGCTCAATCAGCTTTTGGTTCGATTCTATATTCAATTGCATTTGATGCCCCCCTGTGTGTTTTTCTTTAGGTTGAAAAAAGCATTATTCGGACAGAGGTGATTTCTGCCCGAGGGTTTATCGCTTTCCAATCCTTGACCTGTGCGGCGACCTTCTTTTGGATCTCCTCATAATAGCGATACGCACCGGAGCGGTCATTCCATTCGAAATATTGATAAGCCTTCTTGAGTTCATCCTCCATCTTCCGATATTCGTCTACTGAGACGAAGTCCAAAATATTATCGGATTCATCATTCTGAAAGGCAGCTACTTCAGATCGAAGAGCAAATGCAGAATGTTCTTTGCCGGAAGTATTCAGTAGCTTCAAGATGTCATCGTAGCAAACGGCAATTCGGACACTGTCCTCTGGGGTAAGCCAGTCGTTCACCGATGCCTGTAGATTTCTTGACATTTTGTCTACTGTGAACGGGTGTCCATCGCACTCAAGCTGCCGGTATGCTTTTTCAAACTGATACCTGCTGTCCGAGCGAAGCGTTGGAACAAGAACGAGATGTTCGATAGGCAGCAACTTCATCACTTGGGGGTTGATACAATGCCACTGATCATTTACCTGAACCTCCGTAAAAATGAAATATGATGTGCTCATCTTACTCACCCCTTTCTGCGCTTCGACCGCTTTGTGATGTGGCCAACTCTCTTGCATTAGCTTCCACATCTCAAGTCTTCCGTCCAGACATAATAAGGAATTGGCGAATGTGTCCCACGTTGGTGGGGTGGGAGATGCGTCACAAGTGATTGCAATGGAATACCCATCTTTCCCCTTTGAGGCGAGATTGGCTTTGATCTTTGCAATCCTATCTGGAGACTTGCTTTCTTCATATGTGAGACGGTAGCAGGCGAACTTGTATGTGCCTCCTTCACTGAAGGTTACCTCCATACCTTTTCTCTCAAATCAACTCTCATCGGGCCCCTCAAACAGCGCACGGAAAAGAGCCACATGCTCTCCCACGAGCTGCGGATATTGGTAATAGATGTGTCGGCAAAGGCTTCGATAAAGATCGATGAAGCGGATCTCATCGCAGAAATCGCAGAGGCCATCCATGATTTGTTCTAACTGCTGCTCGTCGGTGATTTGATCCTTCAGCACCTGCTCGACCAATAAAGAGTAGTGCGCGTATGCTATGTCTCGCAGCTTGCTGATCCCCTCGACAATATTTCGGAGTTCCTCCATTGCGTGTTGGCATTCATCCATTTGTCTGTCCTCTTTTGTCATATAGTTTTCGCAGCTCTGCTTCTCTCTTTTCTGTGATGGCTTTGCTGTAATAGGTTGGGCGGCCTGAGTGGTACTCTTCTGCCATCCATTTATCAAGATCAAAACTCCACTTGTGGGGTCCGAACTCGTCCGGGTAGTTCTCAATGAGAATGCGCTGCTTCTCACGGATCTGCTCTATGATAGGGGCAATATCATATTCCGAGAATATCCTGGCACCTTTCAACACATGGAGGATCTCGTTGCCCCATACTCGCTCATCAACGCCGCTGTACTTTTCAAAATCAGTGCTGTCTGGATGCTCCTCAATTTTACCGCCATAGGAGATCAGAAGACAGTCATCTTTTAGGAAGTGATTGATCCACAGGTTCGGGATGTACTGCAAGTCGGTAATACCTTTTGTGGAGAGGAAGCCCCACAGCTTATAGTATCTGCCAAAGACATACCATTCCGGGAGATCTCCCTCTTTGATTTTCGTTTTGTGATGTCCTGAAAAGAGAGTGAAGTCATCGTTCTGAATCCAGCACAGCTTGTGGTTTCTCCATACTCGGCGCTCAACAGTGTAGAGATTGCTCTTGAAACGACTCATTTGAAACCTCGCTTTATCATTTCCAGTGACACAACATCGTGGAACAGGAAGCGAAGCTTGTCAATTTGCTTCTCTATGTGCCAGTGTCCGCAAAGCCATGCCTTATAATCCACTTTTTCTTCTATCCCATCAAGCCATCGCTCTGTGCTGTCATCAACCGTGCTCTGATCGATCATGGGTAAAAACGCATCCCGCGGTTCGTACTTATAGGGGCAGGTATGAGAGAGAACAATGTCAATTCTGTTTTTCGTGATTTGATCTTCCACATATGTCTTGATTTCTGCCGAGGGCTGCTCATCAGCAAACCACAGCAGATCGTTTTCCAGTCGGTAGTATTTGTCTACGCTATAAGCGCCGCCGATGACCAGATGCCGGGTTCCTTCCATAGTGAAGATGTCTCCGTCCCTGGCGAAGAGTAAGCTCGGATACTCATCCTCGTACCACACAAGGCCACCATTCCATTCTTTCTGCTTATAGCCCGCGAGAGTGTCTGGACGCCGTTCATGGTTTCCGTGAATACAGAAGACGGTGGGCTTTATTCTGGCAAGCGCATCTTTGCAATACCGATCCCGCCTGTTGCCGTAATAGTTCGCTCCGACATCACCAAGGATGACGATCATGTCCGATTCTGTGAGCTCATAGTGTTGGGCAAAAGCGACGATTCCTTTCGCACTGCCGTGAATATCGCCGGTGTAATAGATCATACATCCTCATCCTTTCTGGCTTGACCGGATTATAGCATCAATAGAATGGAAAATCTCGCAAAAGCCCAAATCATAATCGTTTTGGGCGAAAACATAATCGTTTTTTGCACGCAACAGACCACAGGTCAATCTCTTAACCTGTGGTCTGTTGCTATTTGATATTCAGTTGATAAAATGATTACCACTCATCCTTGAGGAGATGGTGGTGCGAGCGTAGAGCGTTCTTGGTTGTTTTCAGCACATCCAACAGGACATAGGTTTCATACGGGGTGCAGTTGGCGAAGATTTTCTGTGCCTCGGCATTAGACATCTCAGTCGCACCCGTGAGCTGCCTGTTCAGGAGCGTATCAGTCGACACCTCCAGCGCATTGGCGATGCCAACAAAAGTTTCGAGACTCATAACCTTTGTACCGCACTCGAGATAGCTGATGTATCCAGCGGACTTGTCGATCATGGTGGACAGCACCGCTTGGGAGATACGCTTGTTCTTCCTGATTTTTTGGATTCTTTGACCAAGGACATAGTAATTGAGTTGCATAGAGAAACCTCCTTAAAAATTTTGGCAACTCAATTATATTTGAACCACTATTTTATAGCGGTACGATTATATAAACTTGACCTTCGCATATTATATACTAACTTAAATTATAGTCGTTAGCTTATATCCGGCGAAGGGGAGGTGAGCTGGTCATGTATGAACAACAGGATCTGAAGCTGGTCGGCTCACGCATCAAAGCTGTTCGAATCAGCAGAGGCATGAGCCAAGCGGATTTGGCAGTCGAAGCTTCTGTTTCACTGCCGCTGATTAGCAACATCGAACGAGGAAAAACGGGAATGCAACTTGAGACTTTCGTCAAAGTGGCGGAAGCCCTTCAGGTATCTGCAGACTATTTGCTCCGCCCAGATGTACCGGAGGTCAAAGCAATCTATCAAGGTGAGTTTGCGGAGCTCCTTGAAGACTGCTCGGCCAGTGAGATGGAAACCATCTTAAAGATTGTCCGAGAGGTCAAAGCCTCCATGCATAAGAAGCAGAATAATGATTAATTATCGGATTGGGTGACCAATCCGATAATTTTTTTGTCATTTCCATACCATAGGTCAAGATGCTGACCTATGGTATCTTCTTATTTTTAAGCATTTTCCCTATAATTCACCCAAAAGGGCTTGCCCAAATGCCGGAGGAAAACATGGAAAACACGAAACTGCTGCCTTTAGGTACTGAACAAGGACTCGAAGAGACTGAGTACCCCTCCTTTGACCTGTGCCTGGGAGAAAACATGGTATCACCCCTTGTGGCACAACACAGGCAGTGGTTGAAAACTATCCGCCACGAAGTACCTAACCCCAAGATCCCGTTCAAGGTTGCAGTGTACATCCGCTTTTTCAACCAGACGAAATACAGAGACGAGGAATATCTCGAACGCAACAAAGAGGTTTTTCGTGCTACGCTGGCTCAGTATCCTATGTGGGAGTTCGTAGGTTTCTATATTGACAATGGATCGACCGCTCCGTATATGGAGAACTCTACAGCATGGTCTGAACTTCTGTCTGACTGCGATGCTGGGAAAGTCGATCTCATAATCACACAGAAGGTCAGCAATGTGTCCAGAGATGCCCAAGAAATGACGATTTGCGCAAGAATGCTCGCTGCTCGCAAGCCTCCTGTTGGCATCTACTTCATATCAGAAGATCTATACACTTTGGCCTCATATTATCGTGATGACCTTCGGGAACCCTGTTTCTTCCCAACACCAGACTGGAAAATCTTGCCTGATGACGAGCTGGATATGAGAGGTGCTCTCCATGAGTAAATCAGCAAAGAAAGCAGCCGACCAAGCAGAACGCGAGAAAGTACATAAGCGATACTCGAATCGGAGAGAGCCAGATGTCATCTATCCGGCAAAGAAGCAGGTCGATTTCTACGATGCTGATATTCATCAGCGTGTTGCGGTCTACGTCCGAGTTTCAACTGATAATCTGGGTCAGGAGACTTCTTATGAGCTCCAGAAGAACTATTATGAGGAGTTTGTCTTGAAGCATCCTAATTGGAAGCTTGTAAAGATCTATGCCGACAAAGGAATCTCAGGCACTTCGACAAAGCACCGCGTTGAGCTAAACCAAATGCTCGCTGACAGCAGAGCCGGAAAAATCGACTTAATCATCACCAAATCAGTCTCGCGTCTCGCCAGAAATACCGTTGACTGTATTACTATGGTGCGTAATCTTGCGGAGCTCCGCAATCCAGTGGGCGTTTTCTTCGAGAGTGAATGCATCTTCTCGTTGAACGAGGATACAAACATGCCGCTGTCATTTTTGGCTTCCATTGCGGAAAACGAGTCCCGCATTCGAAGCCGCAGTATGGAAGTCTCGCTTGCTCAGCGGTTGAATGGAGGACTTCCTCTGACACCCAAGCTGTTGGGCTATTCTCATGATACTGACGGCAAGCTGGTGATCAATCCGGACGAGGCTCCGACCGTCAAACTCATATTCTACATGTATCTGTCCGGATATTCTTCATCGCATATCGCAAAAACCCTCGAGGCGCTTGGTAAGAGGACATTCCTTGGTAATTCCAAGTGGACTTCCGGCACCGTTATTCAGGTCTTGAGGAATGAGCGGCATTGTGGTGATGTTCTCACAAGAAAGACATTCACGCCTGATGTGATCAGTCATAAGTCCAAGAAAAACAGAGGAGAACGGCAGCAGAGCCTGTATAAAGGAGAACACGAGGCAATCGTTTCAAGGGACGATTATATAGCCGTTCAGCACATGATCAATAATGCAAAATACGGGGGAAAGTCTATTCTGCCGGAGCTTCGAGTGATTGAATCTGGCGTTCTGAAAGGATTTGTCACGATTAGCCCCAAGTGGGCAGGCTTCAAGGCAGCCGATTATTTACAGGCTTCCATGAGTGTCTACACGGACGATACATATTACGGCCAGCCTGCAGAGGGTGACGCTACATTCGAGGTGGCAGCTGGAGATTTTGATTTGCGCGGCTTTGAAGTTACGAATGCATCTCTCTTTGATGCGAACAAAAGACCGTATGTCTTATTTCAGAGCAAACAAATCAAGTTCAGCACAGATTGTGTCAGGCAATTCGGGAAGGACAACAAAGTTGAGCTGCTGATCCATCCGGGATTGCGGAAGCTTGCTGTTCGTCGCGCCTCTAAGGATTCTCGCCAGTGCGTACAGTGGTCAAGACCTGACGATGGAAAATACTATGCCAAAGAGATACCATGTACCGCATTTGGTGGAACCCTATTCGAACTGCTCGATTGGGAAACCGATTTTAAGTTCAGGGCCTATGGTAAACTCCTCCAAAACGAAGGGGATTCGGTGTTCATATTTGATTTGAGTGAGCCTGAGATTTTTATCCAGTCCTATCTCATGACGGGGACAGATTCTCCCATCAGCGGCGACGGTGAGCTTTCTCCTCTCTCCGTATCAGGAAAGCGTATTCGGGCAGTTCCTAAGAAACTGGCAGACAGGTTTGGTAGTGACTTTTACTCTCACAGACTTACCTCATCTTCACCGGAATTACAAAGTGAAGATGCATGGAAGCTTTGGCTGGAAGGCCAACTCTTTGAAACCGGTGAGAAGCTTCGAGTCACCAAGTTTGATGAAATGCAGCGATTCATAGCAGAGCAATTAGCCCCCATAAAGCAGATGGAAGAGGTGGATTTTAATGCCTGAAAAAAACAATATTCCAATCTTTCGGAATCTTGATGGAGTGTACTACCGCGTAGTTCGTGATGGTATACATGTCAACAGATGCTTTTCTGATTTGTCCGAAGCCGAGCAGGATGTGATCATGGCAGAGTATAACGCGGAACAACTCAGACGGCTTTGTCACTATCTCAGCATGAGCCTACGCCAGATTGGAGATGCGCTGGATCTTGTCAGAGACGAATGAAAGGAGAGCAGAATGGAAGTAGAGAATCAGGTTTCTTTCATCTCACCGATGCTGCAGAATACTCAATTTGGCAATGTCGATGATGAAACTACCATTACCTTTAAGGAGGATGTGGACACGCCAATGACAATCGACGCATCGGCACCAGGCGATGTGATCGAACTTAGTGACGACTTCGATTTTGATGGGTATCAGGTGGTTCGTAGGGAGTTCTTCGCTCATACTTTCGAGCCGTCTATCACCTTCAACAATTACAAAGTTTACGTCAATACTGCCTGCTTAAACAAGTTTCCCCATGCAGACTGTGTACAGCTCTTGATCAATCGAGAGTCGCACATTCTTGCACTACGCCCTTGCGCCGAGTCAGAGCGAGACGCATTCGCGTGGTGCAACACATCTGGCGGGAAGAGGAGGCCCCGCCAGGTGACGGGTAAGTTCTTCTTTGCAAAGCTCTTTGAGCTGATGGACTGGAATATTGATTACAGGTACAAGCTGCTTGGCAAGGTCATCCATGCCAATGGTGAGTATCTGATCGTATTCGACTTGAATGCCTCTGAGATCTATCAGCGTATTGCAAAAGACGGAGGCAAGCCCAAGACTGCGCGTACACCTGTATTCCCTGCCGGTTGGAAGGATCAGTTCGGCTTGCCCTATCGTGAGCACCAGAAGTCCCTGCAGATCAACATTTTTGATGGATACGCAATCTATGGAATCAAGGATAGCACTGTATCCTCCACGGCATCCTTGGAAAATGTCACATCAGCCCATAACGCATATCAACCAGAGGTACCTGTGCAGGAGGGGAGTGTAAATGGGTAGTACGGATAACAGCGCGATCATGACCATTGACTTAAAGTGGAATCGCTTTCGCATACATAAGTCCACCCTGAGCAAAATGGGGAATCCGCAATATGTTCAATTTCTGGTCAATCCAGAAGAAATGTTCATTGCTGTACTTGGCTCAGATCGGCCCCTCACTGGTGGCACCTCCAACCGAGTGAAGTTGGTTCAAACATCACGCCATTATTCTGTTGAGTTCTACAGCAATACACTCCTGTGCGCTTTGGTCAATATGATCGGTACTCTCGACTTCCAATACAGTTATCGTATGAGCGGAGAGGTGGATGTTGCAAACAGAGTAGCCTATTTCTCCATGAAAACCTTAAAGAAAAATGAGAGGAGACCTCCCAGCGATGGATAAAGGATTTGCGGTGTTGGAGATCGACCCGGAATTCAAGACACTCATTCGACCTTTACGGAAAGATGAGTATCTTCAACTCGAAGTAAATCTTACAGTAGACGGCTGCAGAGAGCCGATCATCACATGGAATAACATCATCATTGATGGCCATAACCGCTACGAGATATGTAACCGGCTGCACATCCCCTATGCTGTACGGAAGATGCCATTTGAGAACCGGGAGCAAGCGATTGTCTGGATCTGCAGCAATCAGCTCGGTCGCCGAAATATCACGGAGGAAACCAGACGATATCTCATTGGAAAGCAATATGAACTTGAGAAAGTAGCGCGTAAGCATCCGCCCAACATCAACGGGTTCAACCAGTATAAGCGGAGAAACAAGGGTGAGCGAGGCGAGACTTTTCGGCGCACAGCCCAGAAGTTCAGCGCTCAATATAATGTATCTACTGGATCTGTGCAGAAGTATGCGATCTTCAGTAAGGCATTAGACGTTGTTGGACAGGCAGACCCCGAACTTCCTGGCAAAGTGCTTTCTGGCACTTTCAAAATATCTCACGAGAACCTTGTGGCCCTTTCGAAAATGCCGCCAGAAGAAATCCGGCGAATCGGGGCAAGACCCGAAGACCTACAGCACCCGTTCACCAGTTACAGTGACACACGAAAAGAATTTGCTGATACAGATGAGGAGCCAGTCGAATCTATGCAGGAAACTTTACCTCTTATCAAAATTCCCCCTATGCACGACCCGGACGCCGAAATCGCCGGTCTGACTCTGACCGTTCCGTCATGGGTCAGTTCCATCGAGCGAGCCAGAAACAATGCGGATATGAACGCCGCTTCAACGAGTGCAAAAAGCAAACTTGAGGAGGCGCTGTTGTCACTACAGGAGAAGGTGTCCGAGATGCTCTCAGAAATCAGGGAGGTAGACTAATGCAAGACTTCAGCAGATTTGTTCCGAATGTCCACTTCGAGCAGATCCCGATCAAAAATCTCGTGTCTAATCAGGAATACCAGAGACCGTTGTCTCAGGCACAGGTTGAAAAAGCCATCGAGGATTTCGACCTGAACCAAATCAACCCGGTAAAGGTGAGCCGCCGTGATGGTGTCAACTATGTCTTTAATGGTCAGCACACCATAGAGATCGTTGCTACTGTATCCGGTTCGCGGGAGACTCCTGTTTGGTGCATGATTTATGACAGCTTAGATTACAAGAACGAAGCAGACATTTTTGCAAATCAGATGAAGCATGTGCGCCCGTTGAAGCCTTATGAGATATTCATGGCCAATATCGAAGCAGGAAATGAGCAACAGCTTGTTATTAAGCGGCTCGTTGAATCCTATTCTCTTTCTATCGGGCCGACCAAAGCATATGGCGTGATCTGTGCGGTTGCCACGCTGGAGCGGATCTACACCAAATATGGTTACCATGTGCTTGACCGAACTTTGCGGCTCTGCGTTGGTACATGGGAGGGAGATATCGACTCTCTGGGAGCAAATGTATTAGCCGGTGTTGCGAGAATGGTCGTAGCATTTGGAGACCAGCTTCGTGACGAAACTTTTAAGGAGAGGGTTGGCTTCATGTCTGTTCGGCAGTTGTCTCGTATCGCTAAAGAGCGTGGAGCAGGGTCTCTTTGCTACGCCGAAGCTATGCTCGTCGCCTATAATCGAAAATGCAAATACACCTTACGAATGACGAAGCTGCATTCTGGGAAGGTTGCTGCGGAAGATGACTTTGTAGAGGAAAACGAAGAACCTCTTGCAGACGATTCTGTCCTTGAGGAATAGCACACGCGGAATGTTCTTTGGCTTGTGACTGGCAAAAAAAGATCCCCCTTGCTCGAAGGGAGATCTGATGGTGAATCAAGCTGTGTTATTCAAGAGCCAGCGAGAAGGCCGGCCGCATATATTCCTGTGCGTTCCGGCTTAATCCGCATTCCGCTGCCAGACGATTCCAGTTTTCTCGGACGGTTTTCAGGATATCCGACGCCATAGCAGTTGCGTCCTTGGTGCTGATCTCACAATACGGTGCGATCTCCAGCGCAAGGTCGAGGGAGATCGTCGCATCGTCCTCGTTTACACAGAGGGAGAGTTCGTCACCCTCCGGGACAGGGTTTACATCGTACAAGGGTGAGAGGTGCCAACCATCTGTCTTGAGGATAAAGCCATGGTTTCTCATGTGGTCATCCGTATTGGAAACAGCCATGTTGAACACGATCCGCTTCCATAGCTCTGTCAAATCTTTCTTGGGAGCAGCGCCGTTAGCCTTGATAAAGGATACCAGTTCAAGATAACTGGAGCCGTCCGCTGCCGATGCCCCATCGGTCTTGCCGAGCATTGTCATGGCGGATGCGAAATGAATCCGCGCAGCACCATTCCGGTCAAACCTTCGTACAAGGAAGGTGCTTCCGTATTTGGAGAAGTCGATCAGCATGGACTCGGGAACATCCAAGCCGCAAAGTCTTGCAAGGTCATGGGTGACCTTTTCCCATGCGCCAACATTGACATCGTCGTGCTTAGACGGAAACTTGGCGATCCACAGATTTCCCTTTGTATCCAGAACGGTGGCCTTCGGACGAGCGCCACCCAGCGAGGAACCGGGCTTGATGAGCTGATTGATCCATTTCTGTTCGAGACCGGACTCATCGTTTTCAAATTGACGGGAAGCCTCCTCCAGCGTTCGCAGGCTGGTCCAGGGAGGTGTTGGGGTTTCCGAATCATCCGAGAGAAACGGCCCGTCTTTGTCCAGCTTGAAGCGGATCGCGCCCATCCGCGTCTCGTCGTAGACGCCCATCAGGAAGTCGCTGTCTAAGAGCTTTCGAGGCTTTCGGCCTTCCTGTTCAGCCAGTATTCTTTCTCTGCGCGTCATCAGCAGGCGGCCCCAGCGGTCGGGGGAAGAGTCAGCGAAAAGACCGAACACATTTTTTGCGCCGGTGGGATACTGACGTCCGGCGTACAGTTGAAGATCCGGGTCGAGATACATGTAGTTTGCGCTGCTTTTTAACCAGTCAGCGTCATACTCAAAGGAGTAGCTCTCACGGCCGCGGACATTCTCAACGAAGAGCGTCCCCAGAAAGTTTGGCGTTGTAGATCTGAAGCTCTCATAGACATAAATTACTTTTTGGTTTGATGCCACGGTTAATCACCTCCGTTTCGTGGTGCTCTCTTGCGAGTGGTAAGTTCAAGGTCTTGGAGTTTACGCCCAAGCTCGTCATCCTTTGCAACGAGCAGAAGGTCTTTATCCATATTGTTCAGTGCATGCAGAACTGCGGCATAGATCCCAATCGCGACAGAGGGGTTTCCCTTTTCAACATTCCATACTGTGGCTCGGCTCACACCGGCTCTTTCCGCGACCAATTCGGCAGACAGATGCCGCCGTAATCTGGCAAGTTTGATCTGTTCTCCCAGCTGTTCTAAAATCGCCTGCGTCTGCGGCAGCACAGCAACACTCTTTCGTCCCATTCTGCACACCACCTCTACATCATCTTTGTGCTTGTTATTATAGACGATACATCTATAATTGTCAATAAATAAAGACATTAAAAGGCGGCGTGTCTGCGATTATCCCATACTTCATTGTGCGCTGACTACCTTACCGATATGCATCCGGCCTTATGCCTGATTGGGGGGGAATTCTATGGAAGTAATCATTCATTTGCCGCGCTCAAAGGAAGGTCAGGAGGAACTTGCCAAGCGCGTTGCAACTGTCCATGCACAGTTGATTTATAATTACATCTCAAGGTTGGAGTGTTCAACAGAGCAAAAAGTCGCCCTTCTCGATGCGATTCAGGAGAACATCCACGATGAAATAAAGAAAGAGAAAGAGGGATGATCCCTCAATCTCCTACACTTAGACGGATTCTTCGACAAGGTATCCGCCACCGAAGATGATTTCCAGCTTGCCGCCAGGATAAACCTTAATGCATTCTACCATCTGACGGACAATGGAGTCATCGTACTCCATGCATTTGCTTTCTCTTTCTGAGATGATGGCTTGGATCTGCTCGAGGCGGCTCTGTTCGCCGTTATCCTTGGCAGTACTTTCTTGAATGGCTGCTATACGCTGCTTGAGAAGTTCTGTCTCTTGTGACAGTGTCATGAACTCGCTTTCATGGGCCTCGATGCCATCGCCGGAGCTGACACTCTCATTGACAAGCGCCAGCATCTTATTGTTTAGGGCTTCGACCTTTCTCTCCAACATATCTACTTCTTCTGGATCTCCATTAAGGCCGAGGGCTTCGCTGATGGTCGCTCTCATGAGTGCCTTATAGGTGGCGTTATCTTGCTCGTTAAACTTGTTGACCGCTCGAACGATGGCCTCCTGTAGCTTGTCCTCCATAATGGTGGGGGAATCGCTGCAGTGTTTCTTGCCGTAGTCCAGTCGGCTGATGCAGCGCCACACGATGCGCTTGACACCGTTCCTTGACCATGTCACACGGCGATAGCGAGTACCGCAGTTGCCGCAGATGAGGACGTCGGTCAGGGCGTAGCGGGAATATTTTCCGGTGGATGTGATGGAACTCTTTGCGGAGCCTGGCGTTTTAGTTTTTCGCCTTGCCAGTTCTTCCTGAACTTTGTTGAAGGTCACTCTGTCGATGATAGCTGGATGGTTATTCTGAACATAGTACATTGGAGCTTCGCCGGTGTTCTTTTTCCGCTTCTTTTCGATGCAGTCAATTGTGACGGATTTTTGCAGGATTGCATCTCCGCAATATCGCTCGTTGGAGAGCATATTCATGATCATGCCCTTGCTAAAGCTGATGGTTTTGTCGGGGATATCATAGTTCTCAGCCTGCATCATCTTGGAGATTTTGTCCACGGTTTCCCCAGCCAGATAGAGGTTGAAGATGCGTTCCACGATGGTCGCTTCGCTCGGTACGATCTCCGGCTCACCGTCAGCGCCCTTTTTATAGCCGAGGAACCGCTTGTACATGAACACCGGGGTTCCTTCCTCGAACTTCTTGCGGACGCTCCATGTGATATTCTTGCTGATGCTCTCGGATTCGGACTGTGCGAAGCCAGCATAGATGACCAGATACAGTTCACTATCTGTCTTGAGTGTATCGATCTGCTGCTCCTCAAAGTAGACGCCGATGCCTTTGGACTTGAGCATTCGGACATAGTCGAGGCAATCCACCGTATTTCTCGCAAAGCGGGATACGGATTTAGTGATGATGTAATCGATCTTTCCAGCCAGACAGTCGTTGATCATTTTGTTGAACTCAGGCCGCTTGTCGGCTCTTGTGCCGGACTTGCCCTCATCAGCGAACAGGCCTGCGAAGCACCAGTCTTTACGACTGGCGATCATCTCGGTGTACACCTTCTTTTGGTTGGCATAGGAGACGAGCTGTTCTTCGCTATCTGTCGAGACTCGGCAGTATGCTGCCACTCTTTTCTGTCTGTATTTTTCTTTGTCTACCGTCATGGAGCGTTTCGGCTCTATGACAGTGATTATTTTCTTAGGGACTTTCGTTACTTCCATCGTCCAGCGTGACCTCCGTTTCTGTCTTAGTATGAAGCACCACTCTGCCTTGTTCACCGAGTGTGATGTATGAGGCGAGGGCGGTAAAGTAATCTCGATTGAATTCATCCTGCGTGACCATCGTATGTGCCAGTTTCCTTGCGAGCGATACTGTGAGGTTCAACTTGGCATTGCTTTGCTCGTACATGAGCGCTGCCATCTCGATGGCCTTTTCAATGATGTACTCCTCGTTTGGAGCGTCACGCTCCAGCTCCAGGGCGATATCGTTTCCTACCTTGGTGACCTTCGCGTCTGGTTCATACCGTTTCCTGGGCTTCGGCTGGAGCAGATGGTCATTGAGGATGACCCGATTGATGAGGACGGTAATGGTTTCGATGAGTTGGGTATCGCTGATGCGAACTCTGATGCCGCAGTCATCGTTAGTGCAGTTCCAGCTCTCTCGAATGCGGTGCTTCATACTGACACGACGCTTCATTGGCTGACCGCATTTGTCGCACCGAACGAAGTCACGGAGCAGGTCGATGGCATCGTTTTCCTTTTCGCAGGTATTGCGCTGCCGCGCCGTTTTCAGGCTGACTGCCGCTTCATACATATCTTCATCTATGATGGGGTCGTATTCTTCAGTCCCAATATATTTGGCGTTGTCGATGATTCTTGCGATACGGGCTTTATCCCATGTGGTGGTCTTTTGTGTATATGGGATCTGGCGACCGGTCAGTTCTTCCGCAATTGCTTTGAGAGAAGCGCCCTCCAGATATGCCTTAAAGATCTCTCGGATGATCTCTGCTTCCTCAGTTGAGATGACCGTTCTGCCATTTCGCATCGTGTATCCGTATGGGATGTACCGTATCTTTTTCATGAGTGCCTCCTATATGCGTTCTCTGAATCGAAGCCCGCCAAGGAGTTCCACGGACATTTCGTCCTCTTTATTGATTTGGATGGACTTCACAATTTCCAGAAAGAGCTTCTCATCGAATGCTTCGAGAGGTTCTTCCAGTTCGAAGATGAGCATTTTTAGTTTCTTGATTTCCTCAAGCATGATGGCGGCTTTTGAATTGAACTTCTCCTGTCTGACGTCCTTGAGTTTTGCCAGCTCTGCGCTGATCTCGTTGGCTTGCGCCTGATAGACTTCAGGGGCGAGGTATCCCTTGGACCGGAGTTGTTCAAGCATGAGCAGTTTCGCATTCAACTCAGCGATGCTCTTGCTTAAATCACGCGCAGCCAGATTGTTTCGCTTCATAGCTGCCAGTGTCATCTCCAGCCGGCTGATGACCTGTCCGAGAATGTTATCTTCAGAGAACCGCAGTTTGTTCACCATGGAGATGAAGCCGTCGTAGATTCTTTCTTCGCTGTAGTAGTTGGAATCGCAGGCCATGCTGTCATCTTTGTGAAGAGAGCATACCCACTTCACAGTCCCCGACACGATTCTTCGCCTATAGAAAGAGCCACACTCAGAACACTGAATGCGGCTCGTAAGCGGATAGATATTTTGTGTTGTTGCTTTGGCGAAGACATCCTTGCGCTTTTCAATAAGGGTCTGAGCGGCATCGAATACATCCTTTTCGACGATGCCGGGATGGGTACCCTTTGCGTAGAAGCGATCTTCCTGTCCACGATTGGGGTGTTGGTTGAAGGGAACGGTGGTTTCTCGGTAGGTCTTTTGATAAAAGCTGTCGCCGATGTACCTTTCGTTCTTCAGAATATATGCCACGCGACTTGGTCGCCAGATTTCCTTTCCGGCCTTGGTAGGGATGTTGAGTTTGTTCAGCTCTCTTGCGATCTCACTTGTGGAGAAGCCCTGCAAGTACAGAGCGAAGATATTCCGCACAATGCCTGCTTCCGGCTCATACACGGTCAACATCTTATCGGCTAACCGGTATCCGTAAGGGGCGTTGCTGTCCACATACTCGCCAAGTTCCATGCGTTTGACGATTGAGAGACGCTGGTTCATAGAGATAGACTGCGATTCCTCCTGCGCCAGAGCAGAGAAGGTATTAAGAAGCATCTCGTCGCCCATAGAGAGCGTCGAGATGCCTTCCTTTTCAAACTGTACGCCCACACCCAGCAATTTGAGCTTTCTTACATAGGCCAGAGCGTCTTTTGTGTTTCGTGCGAAGCGAGAGATGGACTTCGTTATGATGAGGTCAATTTGTTTGAGCTCACACATGCGGATCATCCGCTGAAATTCATCACGGGTTTCACTTTTCATTCCGGTAAGCCCTTCATCGGCGAAGATGTCCACTAGTTCCCAATCGTCGCGTGCTCCGATACATTTTTTGTATGCTCGGATCTGTGCGGCATAGGAGTTGAGCTGATCGGCGGAGTTGGAAGACACTCGGCAGTAAGCTGCAACCTGCATCTTCTTCGTGTTCTGTCTTGTGATAGGGGTGATGAGTCGTACTTCAGGCATTTCGGTGTCCTCCTCTCTCATTTTTTGGTTGGTATCATATTATGATACCAACCACTTTTGGCAAACCACATTATACTGATAACTCTTCTGAATAGCTACCAAAACAATTGGAACAGCGCAGAATTGACCTTATGCACAATTTTCAGTGGGCTAATACGATATCCGCGCCGGTAAGCTTCATATAGTATTTTTTCGCCCTGGCATATTCCTTTTCTGTGATCAACTCCTGCGCAAGGAGATTCTTCAGCATATCAACAATAAAGAGAAAATTGGCGTTCTTGGTGTTCTTGTTTGACAGCACGGTGCTACCTCCTCGTAGTTGATTTCGTGTTTATAGAAATGAGCAGAGGCAGCAGTTACAGTATAGTCTGCTGCCTTTGGCGGTTTCGCTGCTCCATGTAGTACACACTGTAAAGAGCAACTTTTCAATATAATTATGCCGAAATTATTGGCACTTTTCAAAATTGCAGATGATAGGAATCTAAGGACAAGTTTTGTCCTCACATTTCTATCATCAAAAAGGCGGGAGCCGTCCATTGGTTGGAAGAATATTGCTTTCCCATGGCATGGCTCGGCTCCCGCCGCATTTGTGTTCTTACTTACTAATGATCCTATTCGACACTACTCCCCGGATCGTGGGCGGCTAAACTGACCAGTGGCTGGCACCACCCTCCGGGAATCTCACCCCTCCGAGGATCTCTCCGAGCTGCCCCCATTGCTTGAGTCTGTGGCTGGACAGTGAGTACAGGTCAACGGTATCATTGCGAGACAGCTTGCCAAAGCTGCTTTGGGCTGGGTGGGTATCGCTCGGCCACCTTAGTAGGCCGTCTTTTATGCGGAGTTCTCCGCACAGGTGGGTCTTGGCGCACCCGCCGCATCGCTGTTCCCCCTCGTCAGGGGCCCGCTGACTGACGTTATCAGTCGCCGGATATGCAGTTTTCAATGTTCACAAGAAAGAAGGTAAATTCCTTCTCACTTGTATAGGGGAAGATGTGAGAAATAATTTCGGGTTATTCGGCAAAGTTTTTCAATACTTTTTTCAGGTCGCGGAGAATACGCTTCCGTCTTTCGCTCAGCGTGGAAATCGAACAACCCTTTTCTTCGCCATACTCAGAGAGAGTTTTGCCCTCAAAGTAGAGAGCTCTGATCAAGTCGCAGTCACTCTCGCTTAATTGGTCCAATGCTTTGTAAAGGGCCTCCAGGAGCATCCTCTCGGCAACGGCATTGTCCACTGCTTCAGGGTCGCCGATGAATTCTCGGAAATTGTCATAACCGCCGTCTTCGCCACCAATCAGACTGCTCATCTGGATCTCGTGCTTAAAAAAGGACTGATTGTTGTCTGCAATATTCCATCCGGAGCGGCGATAGGCGTTGTATACTTCGTGTGTGACCGTAACGCGCTCAATCTTGCGGGTGGCGGGATCGTAGGACTCGACGATATAAGTTTTCTTAGACATTTTTTGATCTCCTTTTGATTTTTTGAATTTGGTGAGGTTCAAAAAATCGGAGATCAAGGATATTGAGCGATATAGGGTTCCCAAAGGCTGGTCAGCATTGTTACCTCCATTAGGGGGCAACAGCACAAAAAAGCCGGGCATCAAGAAGATAGGTACACTTCGCAGTGACCTTTTCTTCTCAATGCCCGGCAATTTGGTGTCTCATAGACTTCCTAATCTAAGGACCCGTGGCTCGGTGCAATCAGCTTTCTTATTCTGTTGTCGTTTACTCTTATGTGTAAGTATGGCAGGATGCTCGATAGTAGGTAGCTCTTCTGCGGATTGGGGTACGATAACTCAGGTCTATCTCAACAATCTTTCGACAGTTGGGACACTTCAACTCAATGATGCCCGAAGTGGGAGTCACTTTATCAAAAATGCGCCAGTCGCATTTCGGGCAACGCTTTACAACTTTGATTTCATACGAGTTAGGTTTCATAGTATACGGTCCTCCTCATCCATGTCGACTCGAACCAAACTATAAGGGTCGGAAAGATCATTTCTTTTCAGAAGTCCAAGCTGCATCATTCGAATGGACAGCGCTGTTTTAGAAGCCCCCATAAATGATGCCATCGCTTCGAACTTCTTGTAATCAGCAGGGGCAAACACTCGATTTAGAAGGCGCATCTGGGTTCCAAGGCCGAATCGCTCCATGCTTCGAACTACACACTCGGGCGGAAGTAAAATCATGGCAGCCAGTGTTTCAACCTGCCACTCCTCCCAATCCCCATTTCCTCTGTTGCTTCGATAACAACAGTGAACGGAACGCCCACTTGCTTGGGCTCCGTAGTCGTGCGGAAACAGCATTTTCAGAATATGGTGACAGCTCTCGTGGGAAACGGTATAGTTCCTGCGGCCTATATTGGCACCCTCTTTCATAAGATCACTTTCAATCAAAATGGTTTTTCCATCAAGCATATAATACTGTTCTTCCGTGGAGTTTGGATCTTCAGGGAATATCTCTACGCCTATATCGCAAGAAGATGTCAGGCCGATTTTTTCGCCGTTCAGAGATAATCGAGCATAATCGATACGAAGCCCCAGAAGCTCTTGGCAGAGGAAGTCGATATCTACTCGCTCCAGCGCTTGGCCTGATATAGCCGGAAGTCTCTTATATGCTGCGATGACTCTCCCGCCGATAGTCTCGAGGTCATTGCGTGATAGATATTTCAATTGCATATCTCCTATATATGGAGGTTCTTTGCTTCAACAAACCACTGATCCTCGTCTTCGAAGAGATAGGTCTGTCTTCCTCCAATCATAATTGTATAACGGATGCCTGTTCCACCGACTTTCGTTGCTGCTGCTCTCTGCCTACTGCAGACACGGTCGATAGAGTATTCCTTCCCATCTTCAAAGGTCAGAGAGACAGGCGTCTTGGTTCGGTCTGTGGCTATGATAACTAATACCTTCACCACAGCCTTATGAAATTGCATTTTCATCTCAAACGGTTTCTCCCTTCCATCGGCGGTAGTTACTGATACATAAGTCCGGGCATGGTCACCAACTGCCTGCCGTCATCGGGGATTTTTAAGTCGCCCATAAGAATGGCATAGGAAATGGCGCGTTTGCCAAATCTCCTTCGGATGTCCTCGACAGCGTCCTCCAGAAGAATACGGCGATCCCGTTTCTGATGATCCACGAACATAGAGAGTTGCTCTGCATCTTTCTGCGATACCAAATCAATACCGCGAATCGTGATAGCTCGAATTGGTTTATCCCACCGATACCGCTCCATAAGAAGATGAAAGCCTGCTCCGGCGATTTCGTTGGGGAGCTGCGTTCTGAATGGGAGCTTACACTGGTACTGTGAGCCATACAGGTCATTTGTCCGGATGGAGACTTGAACACCACACGCCATCAACTCATGGACGCGGAGCCGATGCCCGACATCCTGGCTCAATTCCAGCATAACGCGAAACACATCTTCCGGCGTTTGCAGGTCAGCAGTACAGGTAATTCCGTGCCCGATGGACTTGACGGGGCTGACAAAGTCCTTATGCATAACACGAGAAGTATCCGTTCCGTTTGCATACATCCAGAGCTTAAGACCATTGATTCCCAGCATATGCCGCAGTGTATCCGGAGAAGTCTTTGCCAAATCCCCGATGGTGCGGATTCCGTATTGAGCCAGCTTATTTTCTGTGGCTCTGCCCACATAAAGTAGCTCTGCAGCGTCGAGAGGCCAGATTTTCTCTTTGAAGTTGTCCCATTTGATTTCAGTGATTGCATCCGGCTTTCGCATGTCTGACCCGAGTTTGGCAAAAATCTTGTTGAATGACACACCGATGCTGACCGTCAGGCCAAGCTCGTCTTTTGTTGTCTGCCGGATCGCCTCGGCGATCTCCATGCCCGTTCCGCAGACACCAGAACCGGTCACATCAAGCCAGCATTCATCCATACCATATGGCTCAACAAGATCCGTATATCGGTGGTAAATTTGACGGGCCAGCTTAGAATACTTGAGGTACTGATCGTACTGGGGCGGCACAACGATCAGTCCTGGGCAAAGCTGCCGAGCTTCCCAATTCACCATGCCCGTTTTCACTCCGGCTTTCTTGGCCAAGTCTGATTTGGCCAAGACAATACCATGACGTTCTTCGGTTGATCCGCACACCGCGACAGGTTTTCCTTTGAGTTCTGGGTTAAGCATCATTTCAACGGATGCGTAAAAGGAGTTCATGTCGCTGTGTAGAATGACACGCTCATTATCCATGCGTTTTCACCTCTTATCTTGCTCGTGTGCCTCTATAATAAGCGGATTATTTATCTATGTCAATGTCGCATTTGTAGAGTAATAGTCAGTTTCCTATTGACAGCGAATCTTTTCCACTATATACTGAAGCCATAAACAGAAAAGGCGGTTGCTATTATGAGTAAGAGCAAAGCTAAAATTCTTTCTCTCCCGATAACGAATCACGCGAACTATAATGCAGAGACAGAGCGTCAAGAAAATGTTATTGGGGTCCGCATTGATGAAGCACGCCGCAAGGCTGGCCTCAGCCTCGTCGATTTCAGCGCACTTTTGCGGCAGTATGGGATAACGATGTCCCCCAGCGGCATCAATAAGTGGGCAAAGGGCAGTGCTTTGCCAAACGCCTATCAGCTGGTGGCTGTCTGTCATGCGCTTGATCTGGATGTGGATGTTTCTTATTTTTGCAGCAGTCATACACCGGCACTCAATGATGCAGGCTTGGCAAAAGTCAGGGAGTACAAGGATGACTTGATTGCGTCGGGGAAGTATAAGCCGCAGCCAAAGGTGGTCAGCATTCTCAAGTACATAGAGATGCCTGTGAGTAATCTTGCGGTATCCGCTGGTACCGGCGAATTCCTCGATGAGGGCAACTTTGAGATGGTTAGCTTTCCCGAGAAGTCAGTTCCAAAGGGTGCTGATTTTGGTGTACGGGTTTCCGGCGATAGTATGGAGCCTGTTTATCATGACGGTCAGATTGTATGGGTCGAGGAGTGCGAGACCTTGGCCATTGGAGAGGTCGGCATCTTTGTCTATGATGGCGATGGCTACTTGAAGGTATACAGTGAGCAGGAGCCAAGTGAACAACAAAAGGACGCATTCACTGACAGCTATGGTTGCCTGCACATGCAGCCCGTGATGTTGTCCTATAATCAAGCATACGAGCCCAAGGCGATCATGCCCGACTCGAGATTTCAAGTCGTAGGTCGAGTTCTTTGAGTACAGAATATTGGACTACATTCCCTTTAGAATTAATGGCGGGATAGGGTGTAGAAAGGCGGGGATTATATGGATACGATAGCAAGAGTGATGCAGCTGGCTGACGAGCGTAACCTCTCACTTTTCAAGCTATCTCAGCTGTGTGATGTATCATATTCAACCTTGAAGAATGCTGAGATGCGTGGAAGTCAATTAGGCGTTCCCACGATTGAGCGTATCTGCGTTGCGCTGGGAGTCACATTGAGCGACTTCTTTGCCGAGTCGGGAACTTGACACATCGACGGCGTCACCGAATATGAGACAGATAATGAAAATCACCGAGCATTGCCTGTGAAGGCATTGCTCGGTGATTTCTTCGATTAATTCATAGGGATTGCTTGGTGCAGCTTTAGCAGTTAGTTTTGATTCTACAGATTTAGAAGCTGCAAGTCTAACTTCGTGTTGTCAATGTAGTGCCGGTACATCATTTCCGCAGGCAGCAATCGCACCTGAATGTCCTGCAGTCCCAGTTCACTTAGCATGGAAAGGGATGCAGTTCCTTTTTCGACTATTTCAGCAGAAGAAGTCGGCATGAGGAAGCAGTTCCGCACTGTGCCGATCTGATGTGCTTCCACAAACGGCTGATAGGCCAACTGGTATAAATACTGCTTGGTGATGGACTCGATACCGGGCTGACCACGCAGCTTTTTGTTATGCTCCAATTGGATGTTATAGTATTTGGCATCAAAAATAATAAACTGATAGTTCCCATCGACATTAACAATGGAAATAAGGTCTGGGATGAGCGTATCCTCGGCCTGCTTTACAAACAACTCACTGTTTGGAGCGGTCCCAGACCACTGCGGTTTATCAATCAAGTCAATGAGTTTCTTATGCCGCATATCACGGTATTGCTCGGCCAACGGCATAGGCAGTCGCAGTCCACCGATAGGTTTCTGTAATTGGTTGTCCATTACTTCTGCACAGACTTTTTCCCACACTAGGTTAAAACTGTTTGTGCCGAACATACTGAAACAGTCCAAATCGTCCAGTGCGCTGCTGTTGGCTATATAGGCATATAGCGTTTTCAGCAGAAGCTGTTTCCGGGTATTGAACTGGACATTGAGTTCCTTGACAATTCGCTCCAGAATATACTCCTTGTCGCCAAAGTCCTCAATATGCTCATCTGAAATGTCGACACCCATAATATCGAACAGATCCAACAGATCGGCATCTCTTAATTCCTCTGTGCAACGGGTGAGAATACACTCATGCAGACGCTTAAAGAAATCAAAATCGTCATTTACACGCTTCATGGTCAGCAATTCCGGGTAATATGGCCGGTTGTTACTTAAGAGCGTGAATGTTTCGTTGATAGTTTTATCCCAAAGAATATCACCAGATCCGTTGAACTCGATGATGTCCTGCGTGTTGGTATAAGCGCCATACTCGAAATAATCTTGGAGGAGAAATAGCATAACAGCCAACATATTAAATGCGCTGCTGTCACTCGTATCGTTGTACATACGAATGATCTGCTCCTTGGAGTTGTATTTTTCCAGAACCTTCAGCACTTGTTTCAGTTCCACCTTGGGGGTCGTAGCATCGAGCAGATATTTCGGATAGCATTTCAGCACACGCCCCTCAATAGTAATCACACCCACAAATGTGAACACATACAGATACTCGTTTTCGCCGACCTCAACGTCAGCGATTTCAATGTCCTCATCCAACAAATCGGTGAGATCCTTCTGGGTATCATTTGCTTTTACGGCTTTCAGCACACTGTATTCTTTTAGGCGCTTTAGAATGCGGACAGCCTTTTCCTCGGAACATTGAAACTCTTTAACCAGGTCTTCCTGGGTATAGCGTTTTTGCTCTCGTAAAAATACTGAAATCATTCTCCATCATCCTCTGGGGCATTGTCGATAAACTGACTGCTGATTCCTTCGCAGAAGATATACACGCCTTTGGTGTCGAATTCTCTGCAAATCTTGGAATACTGGTTCTTTGCCTTTTCGTCGCAACCACCAAACAGAGTAATGCGTTTCTGTTTTGCGGCATCATCGAACAGGTACATAATAACCTTGTTCTTAAAGATTCGAGCGAAGACAGCAGGGTCAATCATTTCATCCTCTGGGAGATTCTTCTTGGAAATGAAATATGGCCCCATCAGTTTATCTTCGTTCACCTTATAAGTGAGCAGTTCATTGTTGATGGCTTTGCGGAGCGCATTCCATTCCACAATGCGGCGATAATCACCCTGGCCGAGGATGACCTTTTTACCAACGATTCCAGCCTCACTGTCATCTATGCCCAAATAAGTGAAATCCCATCTGCGCTTGAATGCGGTATCCATCGGGAAAACACCTTGGTCAGCACTATTCATGGTAGCCCAGATGAACATGTTGTCTGGGATTCGGATTTCGGCGTAATCATCGGGATTGCCGCCAAGTTCTCCTGCCAGATACTTTTTGATGTCCTCAGATGCCTGAATCGGATATTCACTGACCTCATCGTTACCACGGTCAAGCAACTGGAATACATCGCCGAACACGGCAGCAACATTAGCGCGGTTGATTTCCTCGATTACAAGCAAGAAAGGATTGGGAGCATCAGTTCTGCTGTTCTGGAGGGCTTTCACATAAGTGCGCATAAACGGACCAGGCACATAGGAATAAGTTATGGCGTCCTTGCCATCACTGTCCTTACAGGGCACCGGCTTATATGTACCAACAAAATTGGCATAGGAGTAATCCGGATGGAAGGTCACACGCTCATATTCACCGCCGTCCGCAAGTAGCAGATCCTTCTCATGGTTCAGAGTAAAGCTCTTACCGGTGCCGGGAGCACCGAAGAGGATACGATTACGGGAAAACTTACTGTGATAACCAGTACTATAGCAAATATCCCGGGTGGGCTCGGCTTTACGTTCAAGCAAAAAGCGATTGTAGAGATCAAGACCTGCAGACAAGGAACCATTGCCACGACTACGGTTGAACTCTTCGTATGTAACATCAGATTTGATGGCAGCAACCGCCTTTTCCAGAGGATCAGCATTCGCAATTTCAAAAACAGAAGTGAAAGGGGCTATGGCATCTGCGAACTGAGTAGAGACTGCCTTCAGTGCGCTGATATACTGACTTCTGGTATTTTCGGAATACAGTTCACCGTTTGCCTTTGTTTGCACAGCCAACCAGTTTTTAAACGACATTTCCAAGTTGCTTTGTTCTGGCGAAGAGGGTGAATACGAAAAATCGGCCGTAGACAGGAATGATTTGATTGGAGCATCTTCCTCTTCAACACCCAAAGCAGTCAGAATTTCAGAAGGAATTCTCGCTGCATCATAATACTGTCCCCACTTTGGACTGGAAATGACATCTCGTACACCATCTTCATCTGGTGCATCATACAGATTTTCAAATCCATCAAAGAACACATCCATATCTGCAATAACCTTAATGCATTCGTATGCGGCAGCATAGTTCCTTTGTGCCAGCAATAGTCCAAATTTGGAGTCCCTGGTAAATAATCCCGTTTTTTCGAGAATGTGGAAATTGCGCTTAAAGTTAGTCAGCCCTTCAAGGTTCATTTCCACATTGTCGCCGGTAGCACAGTATTCAGAGAACACTGAAGATACTAATTCTACAGGGGGATTGTAGTTTTGGTTGATACGACTATCGTTTACCATACAGAAAATTGAAGAGTATGGTATGGCTATATCGCTGAATTTTTTCTTTTTGATTTCTATTTCGCCCACAACAATCTTACATATCAAGCGAAGAGGATTCAGGCGGATGCCATTTTGGATTTCTCGCAAAGTGTCCGCTTTGATGTTCCCCTGCACAGACTGGCCACCATTTGCGGAAATTCCAGCCCCCGCTCCATTGGGGTACTGGAATAATGATAACTGCGATCTACAAAAGGCGGCGGCATTAGGGTTTTGGCAACATAAGAACTTTTTTGCCGCATCAGAAACAAACACGTACCATTTTCCGTCTCGTTGCTCGAGATGATAAACTCCAAGATATGTACCATAGGCACCAAACTCATCGCGGAAGTTGGACGAATCCCTCTGCGCCCGGGTAGCATCTCTACCACTCATTGTGGCAAATTTATTCATAAGGATGTCCCGATTATATTCCTCGCCGTCAAGAGTATAGAAAATACGAGCGATTTGAACCAGATAGCCGTACCAATCATCGCGGGTACTTTCAATTTTATTTGTGAAAAACTTTTTCACAACAGGTTCTTTAGGCAGCGCCATGTTGAATACCTCCTATCTGAATGATTATTCTAAATAAGTCAACCCCAACCGATGTACCAACTCAGCATAATTGGGAGCATCTGTTTCTCCAAAACCGTGTCGGAGCAAATTTGATGCAATCACTCCTGCAAAGAGAGGTGGAACAGCATTTCCTACTTGCCGTATTGGGTGACGGCTTGTTCCAGTAAACTCCCAAAAATCCGGGAAGGTTTGAATTCGTGCAGACTCTCTAGGCGTTACTTCTCTTGGCAAAAAAGGATGAACATGCCCCTTTCCGCCCCCTTTGTCAGATCCGACAACGATTGTGTAGCTCGGCTTGTTCGGGTCCAAGCGGTTGATTCTCGTTTTTGAATCTCTTTCGCCATATGCCATATTATTATATCTTTCGATAACTGCCGGACCGTGAGCCCGACCAACATGATTTGCCAAAACATCGGAAGGTGCGTCTGGCAAGCCCCTAAAAGCTGTGGCTACAGTAACAGGCGGCAGCAAACCTGGAACAGGAGCATCTGGCTGTGTATAATGAGTTTCAGCAGGAAGCGGAATAGCTTCGTGACAGCGCACACCATAGATTATGACACGTTGCCTATACTGCGGTATTCCATAAGCTGCTGTATTAAACAGCGCGTAAGAGAGATTATAGCATCTTTCACCAGAGTCGTTTGTTTCCAAAGCGGCTTTCAACATATCAAATACGCGCCCACCATCGACGGTCAAAATACCAGCGACATTTTCAAAAATAAAACTCCGAGGCTGAATTTCATGAATTACTCTAATGTAGTCCCACAAAAGAGTTCCGCGAGGGTCGTTAATACCTTGGCGCTTTCCGAACACGGAAAACGCTTGACACGGTGGCCCTCCGTAGACGAGATCAACCTGCTCTCTGGTAAGCCGTGCATCCTTAAGAATTTCTTCTGTAGAATACTCTTTGATATTGCGCTGAGCAATTGCTGCCTGCTGCAAAAATTTTCCATGTTGACGCGATTTATTGAGATTGAGCGTTCTGCAACTAAAATCATCGATATCAGTACAGAGACGAGTCACAAAGCCCGCGGCTTCAATTCCAAGATCCAGTCCACCTGCACCAGAAAAAAGTGAAATAGCGTAGTGAGTATTCATGAGTTCCTCCATTTTTTCATGTTCTTTTCAACACTATATTCTATCGCGCTCTTTCCGCTTTTCACCCATTCTTCCAGTTCGGAGCGTCTGAATTTCCACTGCTTGCCTATTTTATGAGCCGGTACATTTTTATCTTTTATCCACTTGCGTAGCGTTACTGGCTTTATATTAAGAAACAACGCTGCGTCTTCTATGCTGATATAGTTTTCATTAATTGAACTGGACATGTTTGCACACCTCACCCGCCGCATTTGTTGGCATAGTTTAACTTGTATAGTATAGCAGATTATTCAATCGCTCACAAGCTGTTTTGATATATTTCACATTATTTCCGCTATTTTGCGATATTTGCGATATGAGATTGCTTGATTCCCTCACTACTGAATCTCTCAGGCATAGCATATTTCTACAGCTCTGATTTTGGCATAATCTATAGTGTTTTTTGTTCCACCGAGCTGACCGTTAAAAACCGCAATTACTCTCGAAGAATGGTCTACCATCCACTCGTTGCGTATCTGAAAACATGATTTGCTGTAGTTGGGGCAAATAAAGCGAACGAGATCTGCGGCTTCAATCACATTATTATATCGTCGCTGCCAATCAATGCTCCAATTTTTTTCAAAACCCCTATATGGACTAGCGCATATCAGCTTAATATCTTCGCCTTCCGAGCGAATCTGCAGGACGATCTCCGCTGCCCAAATATCCACGCCACGAGCCATGCCGGAAATAAAGACATTGCTTCCATCAACAATAGCTTGCCGAATGGCAGTTTCAAGTCCGTCTAACACCGATTTTTCACTTCGATTCAATTTCTCTGGCCGATGTCCTGTAAAACAAACTCTGCGAAGTCGCTTTATTTCTTCAGTCATTGTATTACCCTCCATCAAGTTGCTACCCATCGCCTTACTGTTCAGTATAACCGCATTATCAGTACAAGTAAACTGTATATTGCATCTCATCATAAAGGTAAAATAATTACAAGAAAGATGGTGATGCTATGGACACGCACGAGAGACTCCGGCAACTTTTAAACGAGCGCGGATGGTCTGAGTATAAGTTGGCCAAGAGATGTGGTCTATCTGAATCAACTGTTGCAAATATTTTTAGGAGAAATACAGTCCCCTCCATCGCAACACTGGAAACAATCTGTAGTGGTTTTGGCATCACTATGTCACAGTTTTTTGCCGAGGGGGACATGATAGAGATCACCCCAGAACTTAAAGAACTATTCGAGAATTGGGTCAACCTTACACCGGAACAGAAGAAAGCAGCTAATCAGATGCTAAAGGCCATGAATAATTCTAAGTAGAGTCCTCTAAAGAGAAGCCCTTGAATCTCTCAATCGTATTACCTTAGAGTGTTTTGTTAAACTGGTTCCAATGTCAAGGACATTTTTTTGACAGTAACAGATACAAAATAACCACCGTTACTGGTGAAAAAAGCGTAAGCACAGCATGGCCGCCATATTAATGCCGGCCATGCTGTGCTTATAATAGGGGGTGTTCTTTTTTTGCAGATTTACTAAGTCTGTTGCGGCAACGGGGTTACTGGGTTCACTCTATCGCATTGATAAGTATCACAAAGGCGAATAGAGAAAGTACCTTAAAAAAGTTCACGCATTTTGTAAATATAAGCGAGTTCTGGATGGGCTCCCCAGTTTTCTCCATTGTATAGCTGCAAAATCAGGTCAGCTGATGCGGTCATCAAGTAGGCCCTTGCTTTTTGGGATAGTTCAAGAATTTCTCTCAGATGGGATATCTGTTGAAGCGCAAGTTCTTTGGAGCGGGTCCACTTCGCTATTTCGCGGCGCAAGATGCGTTGATCCCTTGCTATGACGAATTCTGGGTCCTTTTTCTTTCCTTGAGCCATAGCCCGTTTCTTTGCGCTGGCCTCTCTATACTTTTTGGCCTTCTCCTCTGCCGCGCGGCGACGGGCGGCTATCAGCGCCTGGATCGGCATAAGTTCTGTCGCCTTGATGCCGTAGTAGTTGTCCACGGGGTAGATACCAGTGGTAACATAGGTGTAGTATTCAGATGGAGTTAGCCCCGCCAGCGCATATTGGTAATGTTGATGGTTATAGGCATCAATATAGCCGCTGATCATCCGGCTTACAGTTGACGCGTCTGGACATAGCGCCACGAGGTCAAGCAATTCACATTTCAGCCGTCCGAAAAATGATTCCATGGGGGCATTGTCCTGAGAATTGCCCCTATCGGAAACAGACTGGAGGAAACCGTCATCTGACAGCAGCCTTTGGAATGTGGTCGAGAGGTACTGAGAACCCTGGTCGCTATGGATCACACATGCAGCACCTCGCAGTTCGTGTTCATGGTTCTCCATCATAACGTCATAGGCGGACTTGACAAGCGAGGCTGTCATGCGGGAGGACACGCAATGTCCCAAGATCTCTTTTGTATAAGCATCCTTAAAAGCGCAAAGATAAATCGGTGTACGCACAGGGCCATAATACAAATAAGTGATATCTGTCAAAATAACTCTGCGGGGACCAACGGAGAAATTCTGTTTCACCGCGTTTTTCGGGGAGGAATATTCGTGATTGTGTGTGGCCTGATTCTTATAAGCGTCCTTCCTGGGTCTGTTGGCCACGAGATTCATTTCTTTCATAACCTTTCGACAGCGTTTTATACTGATACTGATATTGAACTCGCGCCATAGATGGGTCTGAAAGGTCCTTTTTCCCGGAACATATCCAAGTTTTCTCACGATTTTCCTAAACTTTTCTTTCAATTGCTCCTGTTGTTCTTTCTTTGCGGCACAGGGGCTGTCTATATCTTTTTTACGCCTGACCCACGAATAGTAACCGGATCTGGACACTCCAAATATGTGAAGGCATTGCACGATAGACAGACCGTCCGCTCTATCCGCTTGTCTACGGATAAAGGAATCTACCATATAGAAACGGTCGGCGCTTACACCTTCGGATTCAATGATATAGTTGTGTCCTCCAATGCGGAACGGAGTTTTTTTTGAGCTGCAACCAGCTCCTCCAAATAGGCATTTCTGGCTTTCAGATAGGCCAGTTCTTCCAGAGGGGACATGGCCCCCATAGCCTCTCTGGGTACAGAGCCATCATAGCTGGAGGGATCTGCGGTGAACAAACGGCCCTCCCGGCCCAACTGCATCGCCCGCTTTCCTGCGGAATTCGCGCGGTCCTCTCCGAGTACAGCGGTGGAAAACCCAAGGCTGTTATACGCTGCCACATAGGTCATATGCTCCTCGGAGATCTTCTTATACATGGCAACATAAAAGTCCTTCGTGTAAATAATATCCCGCCCACGAAAATCCTTTAGGAACGGATTATCCAGAAACGGCTGGATCTCCTCTGGCGGCTGCCTGGTCATTCTGTTTTGTTTCATATTCCCTCATCCGCCTACCTTTCTCATACTCCTAAATTTTTTGCCCGTTCAATGGCTCGTTGGACAGCTTTTTCTTTCATCTGCTGATACTTTTCTTCTTCCTTTGCGATGTAGAGCGAGAATTCAGCTTCGTTCATGGCCAGAAGATACTGCTCGTACTCGACTGGCGTCATGCGGCCCTTATCCCACATGCGGCGTTCATAATTGTAATACTCTGCATATCGCGCGACAAGTTCTTTCAACTCCTCGATATCTTTGCATTCCGAATACGGACACTCATCTTTAAAATGTCCAAAGAAAGACTCTTGGGGGGCGTTGTCCTGGCAATTTCCTCGTTTGGACATCGATTGTGTGTAACCTCTTTTGCTTACTTCCTGCTGGAATGCGCCAGACAGATAAACTGTCCCTTGGTCAGAATGATAAAGTCCACCGCTGACACATGGATGAAGATCTGATTGGCGCAGTGTGGCAAGCGCCAGTTCCAAGTCATTGTGTTCGCTGACTAAAAACGCAACTAACTTGCTGGTGACGGGATCGAGCAGTGCTGAGCCATATGCCTTGCATCCATCGCCATAGAGAAGATGTGTAACGTCTGTCAGCCGTACTTCATTTGGCCGGTAAAGGCGGAATCTGCGCTGCAGCAAATTAGGTCTCACATTCTTTTTCAGAGCTGCCCCACCCATGCGTTTGGAAGGCGCTGCCTTCCGAATCGACGATGTGAGATTGTACGCTTTCATAATACGGCGTATCTTTTTCAGCCCCATACGCTTTCCTGTGAGAGCCGGCATCATCATATAGATCTGCCTTGAGCCTTTGGCAAACCCCTTGTATTCCATAACGGTTCGAATCAGTTCAGCATCCTGCTCGTCCTGTGCGCTTCTCTGTACTACCGACTGTCCATATGCGTCATTCTTCAGTATGGCATAATATGACGCGCGAGAAATCTTCATGAGAGAGAGTATTTTCCTAACACTATACTTTCTTCCTGGATCTGGCGGAAGATCCCGGAGCCACAGGCAGAGTGATTTCTTCTGCAGAACATTCAGAGAAGAAACGATATCTCCAATTTGAAGAAACCCTTTTTCTACAATACTGTCCAATGCCCGCATCCTATTTCTGAGGATTTTCCGTGTGGGAGCGGCGTCTATTGTCTCTCTGTCAGCCGGTGTGGCCCATGCAGCCAAAACTCGGCTCATGCGATACCGCTCCGTTACTGAAAATATCTCCGGGTCAATATCAAACACACGGAGGATATCATCGAATGCCAGTACTGCAATAGGTGCGGCAGCCTCAAAGAATGCCTTGTTCAACTCTATTTTTTCACGGGTGGCTGTTTGGACATAAGGATGTTTACGATACTGCTCTACCGTGGCGGCAGCATAATAAGCTGTATGGCCCCTTGTAGCACTGCGGTTTGTGTCCTGCCCAGATGAATGTTCAAATTTTTCTTGCAGCCAGTATATTTTGTGGTAACCCATGTCTGCTGGCGATATCCCAACGGACAGCAAACCATCTTCTATGGACTGTTGAGGATAGTTTCGGTATAGCTCCGCCTCAAAATCCGGATGTAAAATCAGTCTGTTGACATCCCAAACAAATTTTCCACTTTCAACCAATTCCTCCGCAGTCATGGTTGGCATATATATTGTTTTGGCCCAGTTTGCCTGGGTTTCCGGCGATGCCTTTGAAAACTTCGGACGCCCACCCCGTTTAAAAACAGATTCCACTGACTTTGTGAAGTTTAGGCCAAGGCGCTGGGTATCAAATCCGTTTGCCTCCAGCATCCTTCTGACAGTTGACCGCTCTGGCCTCCGTATCCACGCCTCATAGACCTGCTGTCTGAACTCTATTGTCAGCAGCAAACGGTTTTCCCGCACCTCCAGCACATTTGGATTCTTTTTCAGGGCTTCTATTTCTCCAGGCGAATACCGTTTGGGAACAAATTTAACAGCCATTTTCCACCCATAGCCTCTATCCTATTTTGCACGATGATCTTGACCTCTGTCAAGGCAGTGTCTACAGCGTTTGCTCTTTTGTCAAACTACTGTCTATTTTCTGTGTACCACTGTCAATCTCTGGTCTGTCTTTCGTGCTTTTTTGTCAGAGTACTGTCCTTTCTATGGGTACCATTTTAGTTATTTTCTGTCTTAAATAAAATCCTTAGAGTGGGCGCTTCTGGTTGGTTCATTATGAACCGGGACTCGGTTCACATGATATGTAGACCCTCCCCTTGGCGGGAGGGTCTGCTTTTTACAGGCTATCTCACCAGACGGTTTCTTGCTTCCAGTGCTGATGCGCAGTCATGGCCTGTCAAATACTGTGCCGCATCCAGCCATTCCTGTTCGCTGCATGCACCTAAAGGGATCGCGGCAGTGAGCCTGTGCAGCCGTTCACTTTGCTGGAACAGCCGAAGATCAGAAAGAATTCCGCATCCCATTTGATAAGCCAAATAATCCAGTAGATCGATCTCAACCAGCATTGGACACCTCCGTCATACCACATGATACAGATTGGAAGTAAGACTCCCATTCTCCCGCCAGCGTGGGTCCTTTTGCAGCAGACCAGCCCTGCAGAGATCATCCAGTGCCCGCTTGACCGTAGAGCGGGAAAGCCCCAACTCCAGAGCAATGGTTCTGATGGCCGGCCAGCAGCGTCCCTCGCTGTCTGCCCGATCCTTGAGGTACATATAGACGCTCTTGGCTCTGTGGCTTAGATTGGAATTGTAGATATTTCTAAAGCTGTTCATTCTGTTTCCCTCCGTCAAGGCCGAAATACCGTTTTGCGGGAATCCGGTGCGGCCTGAATTCCCTGAGCCATACCGCCAGCGGATGTGCCGCCTCCCTGCGGCTGCTCACTATCCATTACAATCGTCCCATAGTGGCGGCGGATGATGGACTCCTCCAACTCCTGTTTGTCAGCATAGGCAACGAACCGCTGGGCCTTCTCCGGTACTTCATAGGGCATGCCGAACCGGATGCCCCAGTCAAGGAACAGCCGCAGTTTGACCTTCATTGGGTGGACGCCGGTCTTGGCCACAATAAAGCTGCCCTTGGGCATGGACTTAAGTTCATCCGGGGTCATGAGGGGACGCTCCATCATCTGGAGGGACTGGCTGGGATCGTTTTTTCCGCGGGAGATACTGCCGCTCATTACCGTCCGGCTGCCCAAAGATTTGGACAGTTCCACCGCGGTCTGACTGGCCGGGGCGAAGCCGCCGTAAAGGTTGACCTGGCAGTTGTCCACGATGATCTCAGAGCCCTCTTTTCCATAGTTTTTCTGCAGCTGTCCCGTAATGCTCTGGACGATAGGCACCAGCATGAGTCCTCTGGACCGGGAGGCGGAAAACATCAGTTCCAGCGACTGAATGGGCGGGCAGGTGCCCAACTCGTCCGCGAAGAAGACCACCCGGTTCTTGAGCCGGCCGCCGTTCTCGTCGGCCACAGTGAGGATCTCCCGATACAGGTTTTGGAGGATCAGGCTGACCATAAAATACTTGGTCTGGTCCTCCTCGGGCAGTACGATAAAGATGGCGGATTTCTCATTGCAAAACTTCTCCGCGTCAATGGCGGTGTCAAAGCAGAGGATCTGCTCCATCTCCGAGTCGAGGAAGGCGTTTAGGCGGGACAGTACCGTTGAGATTACGGAGGCCATGGCCTGCTCCGCCGTGTTGAGGGCGGACCCGGCAAACCAGCGGGCCTTATGATTAGGCGGGAGCTTTTCCAGCAGGAGCTGGAACTGATTCTTTCCCTTCACCCGGCTGGGGGCCAGCAGTTCCTGCACCAACTTGAACACCGACACGATGTGGCGCTTTTCAATGGGATTGCCGTCCGCGTCCTCGGTGGGCAGGTACTCGGCCACCAGCAGGAACATGGCAGTCAGAAGGCCCTCGGCGGAATCGTAGAAAAAAGCATTCTGCCCATACTGGGCGCTGTCGCCGCCGCTGGTGTTGATGAGGGTCTTGGCGAGGATCTTGGAGTATTTCTCTGCCTTGGCCTTTGCCGCCAGGTTTTTGGGGTCGGCTTTATAGATATCCATGTACTTGTTGATCAGATGAAGCAGGTTGTTGCCGTCCGAGCGGGTGGGATTACGCAGATCCAACACGGCGATTTGGTATCCGTAGCAGTCCTTGGCAATACCGGCATAATTGCGGAACAGGTCGCCCTTGGTATCCGTGCAGAGGAAGGACATCCCGCTGGCGAGGGCATATTCGATGTTGGGGTACAAAAAGAACGCGGTCTTTCCGGCGCCGCTGGCGGCGGTGACCATGGCGTGGATGTCATCGGTGTCCACCAGAGCTGTAACATGGTCTTTGGGCCCTTCGCAGCCAAGGACAAGGCCCTGCTTTTCCGGCAGATGCTCTCCCTTGCGCCACAGCTCTGGTTCAAAAGGGACATGGGCATAGGTCTGCCGAATCTCCTGTTTGGTAGCCCAGCGTGCGGTTCCGTGCTGGCCGTCGCCCACAGTCTTGGATTTGATTCCGTCAAGGGTATGCTTTCATTACTATTGCCGCTGAACTTGGTGTGCGAAGCAAAGATATCTGCA